GGGTAGGATGGCCTTGAACTTCGGGGAGTACGTCAGCGTGACATCGTAGACACCCGTAGGGATGGCGGTCTTGCCCCAGACCTTCTTCCCCTCGTCCTCCGGGGTACTGGGGTCGTCTTTGCGTACCACATCCTCGCACGTATAGCAAAGCCACTCCTCCCCATCGTACAACCGCCCTATCGTCCTGTCGAGCAGGGGCCAGTCACGTCTGAGGATGAGTTCCACATGGGCTCCCGCGTTCAGGTGTACTACGGTACGAGGCGCAGCCCTAGAGGTCAACCCTTGGGTGTGCGTATCGCCTTGATTGCATCGACCAGAGAGCCGAGCGCCGCTGTGACCGCTTCCTTGTCCGCGACCGTAGCACCCAGTACCACGACACCAACACCCACGTAGACCACGACGTTAGCCTTGAGCACGAAGAACCCACCCGCTGCTAGAGCCGCACCAAAGAGAGCGAGACAGATGCCGACCACTGTGTCCCTGCGCTTGCTGGCCTGCCGCCCCACGGGGAGCGCAGCGAACTGTTGGGTCGCTTGCTTGAGAGTCATCTCAGCCTCGCCGTCTGCGCCGCGTGGTCACGGAGCATCTGTTTGATGGTCTCGGTATCCCGCAGGACAGCGTCGAACTTGGCATCCACGTAGATGCGGTCAGCCTTCTCTACTTGGCGCGCGGCGATGTTGGCGACCCGCTCCGAGAGAGTCAGCCCCCCTGCCACGAACGTGACGCAGGCGGCGAGGAACACGGCAATCACCGTCCGCGTGAGCCAGGTTGACATCTTCTCGGTCATAACCCCTCCCCGCTCCTAGAAGCTCCCCGCGCCCAGGGCTTCCCGTTGATAGTGGAACCCCACCTGCACCATGAAGGGGTCCGTCGCCGGGTCCGCCCCAGACGCCTTCGCCACTCGCGACACGCGCCCCCCGATGAAGGCCCCGTAGGTCAACCCCGTCCCATCAATGGTGCCGCAACTCACCCGGTAGAAAGTCCGATCCGTGGTGGCCGACGGGATCACCTGCGCCCCCGTCAACGCCGACACGGGCCGAATGACCCCGAGGAGGTTCGCCACCGTATAGTCGAGTTGATACCGCGCATTCGTCTCCGGGGCCTCCGAGGTGTTCGAGACGACATGGACGTGCGCCTCCAGATAGGTCCCCGCCTTGTACCCGTGCGGCAGTTCCGCCGCCTGGAGATCGACAAAATTTCCGACCGCGAACGTGTACGCGTTCAGTGCCCCGCTGAAACTGGCCCACGATGGAGCCCCGGCCGCCGGAACCTTGGCCGAGGCAATCGGCAGGTTCACGTCGTCCCATGCCCCGTCCTGCAACACCAGGCTCCGCAGCGTCGCCGTGGACGCCGACAGGAAGGAGGAGAGCATGGTCCCGAAGGACCCCCACGAGGCCGTGACCGTGGTCTGCGAGGAGAGCACCCCCTCCAACGCCCCGCCGCTCGTGAGGAACGAGGCCCACCCGGTGTTCCCGGAGCCAACCTCCTTGAGCCACAGCCTCGGGATAGTCGTCACGCTCGCGAGGTTGACGAGCATCTCCCCCGTGCCACCCGTGACCTGAGAGTTCGGGGTCACGAAGCTCGTGTAGCTCATCTTGGGAATGGCATTGAGGGCGTCCGCTACCTGCTGCCCCCATACGCCGATGTCGCCCGTCATCGCAGACGAGGGCTGGGGTACTCTCTGGGAGGGGAACCGACTAGCCACGGCCCGTCGGCGCGACCATAGCTGTCACGCGCTGAATGGAGAAGCGATGCCCCTGGTCGTGCTGGAACTGGATACAGGGGTACGTGGCTTCCACTCCAGGGAACACCACGGTCTGCGCGCTCAGGGGCGCGATAGGCAAGGCCACCCCGAACTCCTGCTGGTAGGTCTGCCCGAAGTCGTTCGAGAGCCGGAGCGTCATACTGGACGCGCTGTTGGACTGGTAGTCGAGCCGCACCTCCCGCACGTACATCTTGCGCGTGGGGTCCTCGTTGGGAATGACCACCATCACCTCGCTCAGGACCGCTGGACCCAGGTCCCCGGTGGCCGTCGAGGTGAAGACCGCCACGGTGCCGGTGCTCGTCCCCGCATACATCGCCCGCTTGTTGCTCGTGCCCCCCAACTGGGACCACGTCTGCGTCTGCGCGTTCCACGCCCCCACAAGGGCTCCCCAGGTCACCGCGCTGCTCGTTACGTCCCCCACCGCGAGACGGGACAGGTTCGGCGTGAACGTCTGCGGCACCCAGGTCCCTGTGGTCAGGTCGAGTTCCAGGCCCTTCGCCGGACGCCCCGTCCCCCCTTGGGTCGCGAACACCAGAAGGACCCGCCCCGTGTCGGGGTTGTACTCCGCGCACGCCCGGCTCGGGGAGTCGATCTCGTCGCGAATGGTCTTCCATGTCTTGAGTCCCACGGGTTGGGGGCCACCCCCACGCGGGATGAGGTACGGCAGGTAGTTGTCCCCCAGGAAGAACACCCCCATCGGTGTCTGACACACCGTCCACGGGGACACTGTACCAATCGTGCGGTCCAGTCCCCGATAGGCCAGGTTGAATGGGTAGTCGATGGGATACCCGAACCAGAGTTCGTGGTCGAAGAACACCAGCACCCGATCCCCGTCCGGCATCATTCGCTGAATCCCCCCCCTGGCATCCAGGAGGTCGTCAAACCCCCCGGTCGGGGCGGTGGTGATACTCGGCTGGTACTTCTCGCTGTACTGGATGCGCTGGACGAGTTGCGTCCCCCCACTCGTTATGTTGCCGAACAACACACGGCTGTCAAATACCGCAACCGCCTTCGCGATGGGCGCGTTGGTCAGCGTGGAGAAGCCCCGAGTGAAGACACTCCCCACGAAAGCCTGGTCCGTCCCATTTACCCAGACCACTGCGTTCTCGTCGCTCACCGGGTCGTAGAAGACCGTGCTGTCGAGATAGACGGTGTTCTCGCCTGACGGAGGGTCGTTCACCCCGTTGGTCGCGTAGTCCCCGTGCGTCCACGCACTCCCGCTGTAGTAGGAGAACGTCTTGGCGCTGATGGCATAGGGGTACCGTGTGCCCCCCACCGCAGCGTACTCTCCCATCCCGATGACCGCATCCATCAGGGACGAACCGCTTCCCACCTTAGCCAAGCGGTACCGGGGCTCCAGAACCCCCTCCCGCGCCATGACGTTCTTGGCCTGCGGGGTCGCGCCCGGCGGAAGGTTAGGTGGGGACTCGTTCTGGATAAGGCCCAAGGCTACCGTCTTGAAGACCATCGCCCCCGATGAGGGAGGAGCCACGTCGATGGGCTGTAGCTGCGGCCTACCCTGCGGCTGCGGCGCGGGACGCTTCGCGGGAGGCGGCGTATCGACAGGCGTACCGAAGGGAGTCTGTGGCATTAGAACGACACCGAGCCAAGGGACGACCACATGACCTCGTGGTCCGTTTCGACCTGGAACCCCCCAACGTCAATAATGGAATACGAGGACGGCGTGAACTGGTTCGCCGCCACGGTCCCCGCTATGACACTCAGGGGATAGTACGGGGTTTTCTGCACCGTAGCCAGACTCACCCGCACCGTCGGAATCCCGTTGTACGTCACACCATACGCCTTGGCGGTCCCGGTCACCGCCGTGCCACTCGACATCACCCACCGTGCCGTGGTGACCAACGACGTGGGGTACTCGATGGCCCGCGCCGACAGGATCGCGAGACTATCCAGGCTCGTGTGGACGCTGTAGACCAAGGAGACATCGGACGCGAGGAACAAGGAAGCGTTGCCCGACGTGTCGAACGCGGTGCCCGTGGACAGCGCACTCGACAACCCGGAACTCGTGCGGAACGTCCCGAGGCGCATCTCCCCGTAGCTCGCTCCGCTCCAGTACATGGACCGCGAGACGGAGGAGACCCCGACCTTGAGGTCGCGCAGCGCCTTGGCCCCTTGACTCAGAAGCCCACCGTCTTGGGGTTCGCTCTCATCCCAGTCCATCAGATCGCCACGGTGCCGATGGACTGCCAGTACACGCTGAACGCACTGGCCGAATGCTTCGTGTTCGTCTCGTCGTACGCTTCACAGTAGAACCCCGTGGTGCCCACCCCCGTCAACACCGACAACGCGCCCTCCGCCGCCGTGGTGTTCAGGGACGCTACGACCACGGGCGCTGTGGCATAGGTCACCCCGTAGGAAATGAGACCGCCGCTAAAACTGACCCCACTCGCCAGGTGCCAACGGTACCCCGGCTTGGGGTCCAACGCGTGGTCCACGCCGAACTGCCCGCCGAGATACGACGGACCCGTGGTGCCCACATAGTAAAGTCGTGATGTGTCGGAGGCGTACATCAACTGCCCGTCCTGCGCCGCACTGACCGCGCTCTCCGCAGCATAGAACGTGCGAGCCGCACCGGGCAGCATGACCCCAGCCGACGCAGCACTGTCCCCGGCGGTACCGGGCCAGTACATTGAGGTCCCTAGGCCACCGGAGATATTGGTCTTGAGCGAACGAATCGCGTCGTCACCAGAAGAGGCGGCGTCACCGTCAGCAGGTGCGGCTTCATCCCATCCTATGGTCGCCATCCGGCCTCCTTAAGTGTCCTCTGTAACCTACCTTATCAGGGGTAACCCCGCAAAGGTTGACGGGTTGGAGGCAGTCGCAGGTACGCTACGCCGCAGTTGAGACAGAGCATTACGCTATGGGATGACGCGATGAGGAATCGGTCGATACGTCCGTTATAGCAGGCCAAGCACTCCTGCTCGGTCTGCCGGGGCCAGCTAGTATCCAGCGACGGATTCGACTGCTTCTCGTAGTACACGGCTCTTGTTCCACTGGGCTTCGTAACGAAGCTCGTCCACTTCGAGATGCTCCACCATCAGCGCAAAAGTTGCCTTCGCTACTTTCTCTAGGTCGCCGTAATCGAATGAAGTCTGTACCTCAGTCATCGCTTCACCTGGATAAGGGTCAGCCCCCGAGGCCCACTAAGATTGATGTCCCCCATCTGTCGTATCGCTTCGAGTCCCGCCCAACTCCCCGGCTCCGATCCCGTGTCATGAACCATGATGAGCCCACCGGGACGCATCAGCGGAAGCAGCATCGCGACGTGGACGAGCCGCGAAGATGCCGTGAACCCCGGCCTGCGGTCGGACGCATCCACGAACGCGAAGTCAATGGGCGTCGGCACCAACGGCAACATCTCCTCGAACGTGACTTGGTGTGCGGTCACGTACTCCCGCAACTCGTGCGTACCGAGGAACGCGGAGAACCCATAGTCGATGGGGTCCGCTGTCCAGACGTGTCCCGGTATGTCTTGCTCCTTGAGCGCCGCCGCCATGTAGAGCGCACCGTGCCCCCGATAGGTGCCCGCCTCCACGATTACCGTGGGACGCTCGTAACACACCAACGTCGCCAGGAGACTCAGTGTCTCCACGTCCGTTGCCTCGGCGTCCGGCTGGAGGATACTCAGCGTGTAACGCCGCACGCGAGCCTCCCCCGCGCCGCCGCCTTCTCCATGCTGGCCTTGTGGTTCTGCCACGTCAGGACCTCGTGTGCGACGTGCCCGCACACCACGTCCGTATGCACGAAGATGTGTAGCCCCGCTGCGCGTGCCGCATCGCAGAACCCTGAATCCTCGCCCACGAAGGCGACAGGGTCGTGCGGACGATAGGTGCTCGCCTCGTTGCGCGCGC